CATCGACACCATCGAGCACGTGATTGTCAGCGGCTCCGTCTGCTCACACACGCAGGGCCGCCCCGATTCACCGTTTGCCGTCGGGCCCGACACCATCGACAAGCCCCCCGTGCCGACTCCACTGCTGTCTGCTCGCACTCGCAAAGGACTAACAAGCCATGGGCGTTGAAGCCGAAGTCATCACACACTCTTTCGTCGTGCAGGATGCCACTGTCACGCAGCAAGGGTTCGGCATCGGGCTCATCGCCGCGGTGCACAACTACTGGCCCGAGCTCGTGCGCACCTTCAACGATGCATCCGAGCTCACCAAGGCGCCCTACAGCGTGCCAGTGACCTCGCAGATCTACCTGCGCGCCCGGGCGCTCAAGTCGCAGACGCCGTCGCCGCCGTCATTCAAGATCGGCAAGCTCGCCGGCACATTCTCGCAGACCGTCACGCTCACCGTCGCGGCGCCGACCGCGGCCAATGAGCAATACCGCATCACCGTCGACGGCACACCCGTGCTCGTCACGAGCGCGCCGCCGGCACTCGCCGACGCCGTCGCTGCGCTGCTCGTTATCGCGCTCAACGCGGTCACCGACATCACGGCGACCGCCACGGGCTCCGTAATCACCATCGTTGGCGACACGTCCAGCGTCGTGCACGCCTACACGGCTATCAGCGGCAACCTGCACCTCATGGACACGACAGCCGCGCCGAGCGTGCTGCCATCGGCCGACCTGACAGCTATCCGCTCGTTTGACGGCGACTGGTATGGCCTCGACCTCGTGACGCCAGGCGCCGCAGCCCAGCTCGACGCGGCAGCGTGGGCAGAGGCAGAGGTCGTCCTTTTCCTCGCGCAAACCGCAGACTCCGACGTGCCCGCGCCAGGCAGCACCACCGACGTCGCCTCGACGGCCATGGCGTCGGGCTATAACCGCTCGTCGTGGTGGTACCACCAACCCGCGGGCGAGCCGCTCACTGCCGGGCTGCTCGGCGTCATGCTGCCCAAGCTGCCGGGCCCGGCGACGTGGGCCAACAAAGAGATCGCCACGATCACCAAGGTCGCCTACGACGCCACCGTGCGCGGCACGGTCAAGGCTAAGAGCGCGAACTACTACACCAACATGAAGGGCAACGGCTGGACCCTCTACGGGTGGGCCGCGAGCGGGCGCTTTCTCGACATCACCGTGGCGATCGACTGGTTCACCATCGGCGTGCAGACGCGCGTTATTCTGCTGCTCGGCAGCAACGACGTTGTGCCCTACACCACCGCGGGCATCGAGCTCGTGCGCACGCAAATCCTCGCGCAGATTCAAGAGGGCATCGCGCAGGGGCTCATCGACGGCGAGCAAGACTACGCAGTCACCGCGCCCGCGTTAGGCGCCATCGATCCAAATTTGAAGCGGCAGCGCATCCTGCCCGACATGCGTTACAGCTATTGCCTGTCGGGCGCCATCCATCACGTGCGCATCGAGGGCACGGTTCAAGTCTAACAGTCAGGCGAAAGAGGTGAGCCGTGGGCTTCAAAGCGTGGAATATCAACGAAATGACCGTCTCGCTCAACGCGGTGCTGCTGTCGACTGGCGGCTACGCAGAGGACGAGGTTGTCACCGTCGAGTGGGATGACGACTGGTTCAGCGCCTACGTGGGCGCAGACGGCGAGGTAACGCGCGTCAGAACTAACAACTTTAGCGCCATCGCGACGCTCAAGTATGCGCAGACCGCGGGCGCTAACGACGTGCTCAGCGGCATTCTGCTCGCCGACATCAAGACCGTGAACGGCGGCGGCGCGGGCGCGTTTGCTGTGCGCGACACGGGCGGCAAAACCATCGTTGGCAGCTCGCGTGCGTGGATCATCGGGCCGCCCGAAATCAAGCTCGGCAAGACCGTCAACGTCAACGAGTGGCGCATCAAGCTCGCAGACGCGCGCACTGCGTTTGTGGGTGGTCGCTAGGATGCGCACACCGCAAGAAAAACTCATTTGCGGCACGGTCTATCGCGTCACGCCGCTCGGCGCGAAAGCGGGCCGCGTAATGGCTGTGCGCCTGCTCAAGCTGCTCGGGCCCATGACAGCCAGCTTCGTCGACGGCGTCGTGCGCGACTCGTCAGACGGCAGCGGGGCGCTCGCAATCGGGGCAAGTGACGCCATCCGCGAGCTCACGCTGCGCATCGCGTCAGCCGACGTCGAGACCATTAGCGACGAGCTCGCCAAGACAACCGTGCTCGTGCTCGACGGCGACCGCGAGCCGCTGCTTAGCTCGCTGCTCGATGATCATTTTGCGGCGAGGTATGATGCCTACACGCAGTGGCTCGGGTTTGCTCTCACGGTCAACTTTGCCTCTTTTTTCGGCGCATCCGCCGCGGACCCAGGCGCCGCAGCGGGCCTCTGGCAGCGCCTGTCGCAGGTAGTCGAGTCTCTGTCGAAGTCCCCGACGGCGTCGACTGGCACATCCACCGCATCGCCACCAGCGGAAAATACGCCGACAGCCTAGTTGAGATCTGCATGCACTGGTCGCTCGACGAGCTCTACGAGGCGCACGACGTGCTCGACATGTTCGACGAGCTCGACGGCATGCGCGCGCAGGCCGAGTACGAAGCCACCGCACACGCCCGCAGGGGGCCCAAGTGACGACAACCGTATTGCGCGACCTCGTCGCGCGGCTCGGCTTCCAGAGCGACGCCAAGGGCTTCGACGAGGCAGACAGACGCATCGAGAAAATCAAGCGCGAGCTGCTCGGGCTCAACGCTGTCACGACCAAGGGCGAGCGCGCAGTCACACGCGCGGGGCACAACGCAGCCACCGCCGTCGAGAACGCATCGCGCCGCGCACGCGCGACAGCTAGCGCCAGCGGCGGCGGCGTGCTCGGAACGCTCGGGCAGTTTCTCGCCGCCGGCACCATCGGCGCGTTCATCAAGGGCTCGCTCGAGCTCGCCAGCGCCGTCACCGAAGTCGACAACGTACTCGAGACCGTGTTTGGGCAGCAGGGGCTGCAGAAGATCCGCGAGTGGAGTGCAGGCGTCGCAGAGGCTACCGGGCGCTCGCGTTTCACCCTGCAAAAGTACGCGTCAGAAGTCGGAACCCTGCTCAGCACGCTCATCAAAGACCCCGACAAGCTGCGCGAGATGAGCACGACGCTGTCGGGGCTCGCCGTCGACCTCGCGTCATTCCGCGACACCTCGCCCGACGAGGCTATACAAGCCATCTCGTCGGGGCTCGCAGGTCAGAGCGAGCCGCTGCGCCGCTACGCGGTCAACATCCTCGACGCTGCGCTCAACGAGTTCGCACTCACCAAGGGCATCCACAAGAAAGTGGAGCAGATGAAGCTCGCGGAAAAGTCCGAGCTCATCTACGCCAAGATCCTACACGACACCGCGCTCATGCAGGGCGACGCCACCAAGACCGCTAAGACGTTCGCAAACCGACTGCGCGCGCTCAATGAGACGGTGAAGGATCTGCGGATAAGCATCGGGCGAGGGCTGCTGCCCGCGGGCAACGACCTGCTCGCGTGGGCCATCAAGGCGTCGCAGTCGTTCGTCACGCTCAACGAAAGCACCTACTTTCTCAAAACGGCCATCATCGCACTGGGCGCCGCGTTCGCCGTCATGTGGGGCCGCGCCTTCGTCGGCGCGCTGCCCATGATTGCGCTCATCGCTGCGCTCTACCTCGCTTTCGATGAGATCTACACCCTCGCCCACGGCGGCAACACGCTGCTCGGCGACTTCCTCAAAGAGCTCTACGGCGAGGACGAGGGCAAGCGCAAAATCGAGGCCATACGAGACTCGATAAAGTCGCTCGGCGAGGCCATCAAATGGCTCGGCGAGCAGATCGCCAAGCTGCCGAGCATGCCGAGTCTGCCGGCATGGGTGAAACGTACGTCTGAAATCTACAGCAACGCGGGCGGCAGCCTCGTCACGAAGGATGAGTTCGAGCGCATCAAAGAGGCCGCCTACATGAACGAGGAGCGCGAGGCCATCATCTCGCAAAACGCGTACAACGCCGAGCGGCGCGCACTCGGGCAAGATGCACCGATGGACTCCGAAGTGCCCGAATACATGCCGTCGCGCGCCGACCGCGCCGTGCTCGATGCCGCCGCACGCAAGCGCCACGGCAAATCGACTCGCGCGTATGAAGCTGCATCACGCCTCGCCGCCGCCGAGGGCCTCGTGATTGACGGCCCATATGCTCACGCGCTCAACCCGCGCGTCGCGGGACCGTCCGCCGCCGTCAGCGGCGCCAGTAGCGTCACCATCAACGAGGCGCCCATCACGGTCAACGTCGGCACAGACACCAACGGCGAGGTCGCAGGCCGCAACGTGCGCCAGGCCGCCGTCGAGGCACGCAACACCCGGCGCACTGTCACGCGCAACGCCCCCGCCGCAAAACCCTAGCCGCCGCCCATGCCCACGCATCTCACCATCAACGGCATTTGGATCGACGTCTCGCTGCGCGAGTCTCACGGCATAAGCGCCGAGCTCACGCAGCACGCAGTCGAGGACGGCGCAGACATCACCGACCACGTGCGGGCCATGCCCACCCGGCTCACGCTCGAGGGCGTCGTCAGCAACCAACCCATCGAGCAGCCCGGCAGCCACACCACCGCGCTCGCCAGCGAGCTCGGTTTCATGGTGCTCACTAACACCTACTACGATTGGGGCACTAAGAAGCTCGAGCTAGTGGGCCCGCAGAACGCCGCGCCCCAGTGGATCGGCAACGTGCCCATCATCGGCAACGTGGCCTCGCTGCTCGATGCGTTTGCGCCAGGTTGGAAGCCTAACAAGAAAATCTACATGGTAGTCCCCGACCGCGCCCCCGTGCCCGCCGGGCAAGCACGCAGCGTGTCGCTCACGTTCGACCGGCCGTTCAACCGCGTCGAGCAAGTCGAGACCGCGCTGCGAAACACGGTCAACGCGCGTGCGCCTGTCACCATCGTCACCGCACTGCGGAAGTACGAAAACGTCGTGCTCAGCGACTTGTCAATCGAGCGCAACGCAGGCACGGGCTCGGGCTTGCACTTCGGCTGCACCGGCCAAGTCATCCGCACCGTCGCAAGCGAGCTCGCCACCGACCCCGACCCCGCGCAGACGCGCGCCGTGCCCGCCAAAGACAAGGGCAGCCAGAACACGCAGAATAAGAAGCCGTCACCCGAGGTGCAGGAAAAGTCTGACAGCGTGCTCAAGCACTTCGTGAACCCCACGCCGCCCACGCCAGGTCAGTAGACGATGGCATCGCAGCTCATCCCCACTACCCCGCAGCCAGACACCACGCTTCGCGTCGTGCTCGGCAGTAACGTCTACTCGCTGCGCATCATCTGGTCGCAGCGTGGCGAAGTGTTCCGCCTATGGATCGCCGACTCTGCAGGCGTGCCGCTGCTCGACGGGCTGCGCATGGTCACCATGTATCCGCTGCTCGTGCGATTCCACTACAAGCCCGAGCTGCCCGCGGGCGAGCTCTGGTTTGTCGACGAGAAAAACCAAGCAGCCAAGCCCACGCTGCAGGACATGGGCACGCGCTTTACCCTCTACTACGCGCCCAACGGCGCGCTCGACTGACGCATGAGCGACCCCGCCACAATCACCGTCGAGCCCGGCATCGCGCTATTCGACCGCCGCTACAAGCTGCAGGTGGCTGACACCGTGATCACGGGCCTCAACGTCCGCTTCAACGTGAAACGCTCGCTCGTAGGCAAGCGCCCCGGCACGTGTGACATCGATATCATCAACCTCGCCGAGCCCACGCGTAAGCGCCTGCACGGCACTAAGCAGATCTTCACCTCGCTCGAGGCCGGCTACGTCGGCGGCATGTCCGTGCTCTTTCGTGGCGAGCTGCTCGAGGCATGGAGCAAGCGCGAGGGCACCGATTGGGTAACCACCGTCAGCTCGAGCGACGGAGGAACCAAGCAAACGCGCTCGCGCATCAGCGCCACCTACGGGCCCAAGGTGCCGATCCGCGACGTGCTGCTTGGCATCGCCAAGTCGCTCGGCATCGGGCCCGGCAACCTCCTGCAGGCGACATTCTCGGCTGAGATCTGGGATAAGCTGTCTAACAAGTTCGCGCAGGGTTTCGCGGCGTCGGGCGACTCTGCCGGCGAGCTCGACCGCGCCATGCGCACCGCCGGGCTCGAGTGGTCCATTCAAGAGGGGCAGCTGCAAGTGCTCGGGCTGCGTCAGGCGCTCTCAGACGCGCCCATTCTGCTCACGCCGCGCACGGGGCTGCTCGACTCCGTCGAGCTCGGGCGCGACCAAGTGCTGCGCCTGTCGACGTTGCTGCTGCCCGGCCTCTACCCCGGGCGCAGAATCGAGATCAAGTCACGCTACGTGCAAGGCTTCTACCGCATCGAGACAACCGTTCACCAAGGCGAGCTCGACGGCGGGCACTGGACTGTCGGCATCGAGGCTCGCGCAACAACCGCCGCGAGCCCCAAAAAATGACGCTAGGAACGCCCGAGCTATCCGAGCTCCTGCAGGCCGCCGCCGAGCAGGCCGCTTTCGAGCTGCACACGTCTATCCCCGGGCAGATCGTCGCGCTCTACACCGACGCCGCGACGCGCAGGCAGTACGCCGACGTGCTGCCGATGCTCAAGCGCGCGCTGCCCGTCGACCCCGAAGACGACGCGCTAACCAACCCAGACCGCCCGCCGTTCGTATACGAGCAGTTGCCGATCCTGCCCATGGTCCCCATCGCATACCCGCAGGGCGGCGGCTTCTTTGCAGCGTGGCCCCTCGTGCCCGGCGACCACGTGCTCGTGGTCTTTGCAGAACGCAGCATCGATCGTTGGGTGACGACCGCGCGGCGCGGCTCGCAAAAGCCGCTCGGGCCCGGCGACGTCGGCACGCACACGCTCGCGGGCGCAATCGCGCTGCCGCTCGGGCCCGCGCCGCTGCCCGACCTCCTGCAGAGCGTGTACGCCGACGCCATGACGCTCGGGCACGACGCGGGCAAGCAGATTGCCATCAAGCAGAACACGGTCAACTTGGGCAGCTACAGCCCCGGCGACGCCGTTGCGCTCGCGAGCAAAACCAACACCGGGCTCACGAGCGGCGAGAACGACGTAAAGAAAGTCAAAGACGCGACCGCTACAGCCATCTCGTCCATCGAGACCATCCTAGCCGGCCTTACCGGCGCTGTGCCGCCCGCGAGCGTTGCCGTGCGCACCGCGTACGACGCAACCGTCTCGGGCGTCCCACACGCCCACGCAAACGTTGCATCGACCGTTGTGCTGTCCGACTAGCCGCCCCGGGCAGCTGCCTCTTGCCAAGCCGCTCGCTCGCCCACTACCGCCAGCTCGTGGCTGACCTCCTGCTCGATGCGACCGGCGACATCATCATCGACTCGACGGGCGACCTGCCGCTCGTCACCGGCCCCGCCGCCATCGCGCAGGATGCCAACTTACGCGTCGCGCTTTTCAAGGGCGAGTGGCCCCTCGACCGCCGCGTGGGCATCGACTACCGCAACCTCATCTTTGCCCGCAAGCCGCCCGACGCGGTCATCAGGGCGATCTACGATGAAGTGCTGCGCGAGACCGCGGGCGTCACCGCGGTCAACCGACTCGCGATCACTTTCAACCGCAAAACTCGAGCGCTCGAGGTGCGCGCAGACGTCCAAACCAAAGAGGGCACCGCGCTCGTATTCCGCGACATTCTGTTAGGCGAGGGCACCACGACTGCAGCGCCCACGCAGCCCGCCAACGGCTCTACGCAGCTCGTCAGCCCGTCGCCGACCGCGCAGCCGCTCGGCGTATTCTCGCCGCGCCAGTGGCCCGGCGACGAGGTGCCATCATGACCGCCGGCCTCACCCCGCTCGGCTTCACAGCCAAGACCGTCACCGAGATTATCGGCGACCTGCAGGCATACCAGGCAGCCAACATCGCGAGCGGGCTCAACACGTCGAGCACCGGCGTGCTCAGCAACATCAACATGTCCGTCGCGCTGCAGCTCGGGCAGTTGTGGGAGCTCGCCGCGGAGCTCTACGACGCGCACGACCCCGCGACCGCAGAGGGCGTCGCAGCCGATCACAACGGCTCACTGACGGGCGTCACGCGCCTACCCGCGACGTCGAGCACCGCAACGCTCACGCTCACCATGACTGAGAACGTCACCGTCCCGACGGGCTCCGTCGTCAGCGACCCGCTGCGCCCGACTGTGCGCTTTGTCACGCTCGCCGACGTCACGAGCAGCAGCGTTGTCGGCACCTACAACAACCTCACCGTCGCAGCCAAGGCAGAAACCACGGGCCCGATCACGGCTGCGAGCGGCGTGCTGACAAAGATAGAGTCACCCGTATCGGGTTGGCTCGCGGTCACTAACACCGGGCCCGCGATCGCGGGCAGCAACGTCGAGACGGACGAGGACTACCGCGCGCGCCGCGCAGAGGTGCTCGCAGAGGAGGGCGGCTCAACGCTCGCGGGTATCGTCGCCGACGTGCGCCTGCTGCCCGGCGTGCTCACCGCAGCGGGCCGCGAGAACGTCACCGAGGTCACCGACTCGACGGGAATGCCCCCGCATACGTTCGAGGTCATCGTGCGCGGCGGCGACGATAGCGCCATCGCAAACAGCATCTGGAAAAACAAACCCGCGGGCGTCGACTCCTACGGCACGACGTCAATCAACGTGCTCGACGAGGCCGGCAACACGCAGATCGTCTACTTCTCACGCCCGACGCTCAAGACCATCAACGTCAACGTGAGCGCGACCACCGACGGGCACTACGTCGCCGGCAGTCTGCGCGTCGCGCTCGAGCTCGCCAGCGTCGACCCTAAGAGTGACATCGTGTTCAAAGTCGGCGAGCCCGTCTACCTCGTGCGGCTGCTGTCCGAGGCGAGCGAGGTGCCCGGCGTCGTCAACGTGACCATGGACGTCGACCTTGCACCCACAGTGCCCGTAGATGCAGTGCCCACAACGCCAGCGAAAACGCTAGTGATTGGCGTACGGGAGATCGCGTCATTCTCGGGCTCGACATGGGTGGGGGCACCGTAACACGTGGCGCTCGAGCTCAACACCAAGCACGTCGAGCAGGGCCAAGAGCTGCCGATCTACGACCTGCGGCAGCCGCTCTTTCAGAAGCTGCTCGCGAGCTACCTCACCGAGGTGCAGGCGCTCGAGAACGCGCTTTGGGATCTCTACATCGGCACTATGCTGCCCAACGCCAAGGGCGACGCACTCGACATGATTGGCGCCCTAGTCGGCCAGGCGCGCGAGGGGCGCACCGACGCGAGCTACATCCTTTGGATACAGTCACGCATTACGGTGCTCCGCTCGAGCGGGCGCCCGAGCGACATCTACAAGGCAGTGCTGCCGCTCCTGCCCGCGGGCACCACCGCGCGGCTCATCGAGTACGGCGACGCGTCGTTTACGGTTACGTTTTCGGCGACGCTCACGGCGGCGCAAGCGCGCTCGCTCGGCGACCTGCTGCGCCAGGCAAAGGCCGCCGCCGTGCGCTTCGACGGCGTTTGGAGTCCGAGCGCTCCAACGCTTTGGTTTAGATACGGCACGGCGGCTGCGCCCACGCTCGACGCTACGCGTGGGTTTGGCGACGTCACGCAGCTCACGGGCGGGCGTCTCGTTGGCATCGTGTGAGGTGACACAATGGCACTAACACTCACGTTCAATCAGCCAGGCATACCAGCGGGCGACCTCGACCGCGGGCGCACCGACATCCTCACCACAGACGCGGGCGGCGGGCGCGCGCCGCTCGTCAGCATCGAGATCGGAGACGTGCCCCCGGGTTCTGTCGTGCTCGTGCAGGCGCTCGACGAGCCGCCCGCGAGCTCGCCGCTGCTCACGCAGGTGTCGGACGCGCTATGGACGCTCGATTGGAACGCGGGCGCGTGGGGGCCGTTTCGGATTCAGGCCACCGCGTCAATCGGCACTGAGGTCGTCTCGAGCGTAACGCGCCGCATCTCCGTGCGCTCGCCCACGTTCCATCTCGCCTACCCGTCGCTGTCGGAACGGTACGACCCCAACGCCCATCTCGTGCCGACTGTGCCCAGCGTGCAGTTGACCGAGATGAATGAGCACAGCACCAACCGCGCGCTCGTCGACTTCCACCGCGAAGTGGTGCAGGCCATCGACACGCTCAGCGCGGGCGGCATCGATTCGATCCCCGACGGTTCCATCACCGAGGACAAGCTCGACCCCGCCTACAGCAGCACCGTCGTCGTCACCGACGGCACGCGCCCAATGGTCGCATCGTTCGACGCGGGCACGCACCCCATCGTGCACGTCGGGGCACCCGTCGCGCCCACCGACGCCGCGCGCCTGCAGGATGCAGACTACCTCGCGGGCGCGGGCCTCCTGCGTACCGACCACACAATCGACGTCGTCGCACACGCCGACGGCAGCATCATCGTCGGCACTGACAGCGTGCAGGTTGGCACGCTCGCAAGCGACGCACAGCACGGCACGCGCGGCGGCGGCACGCAGCACGCCACGGTCACCACGACAACCCCGGGCTTTGCCAGCGCCGCCGACAAAACCAAGCTCGACGGCATCGCTGCCGGCGCCGACGTCACCACCGTCGCGCTCGCTGCCGCCACAGCGCCGATCAGCGTCAACAGTCAGCGCATCACAAATCTAGGCGCCCCCGTCGCCAGCACTGACGCCGCACGCGTGCAGGACCTACTCGACGCCGCGGTAATCGCGGGCGCGGGCCTCCTGCGTGCAGGGACCACGCTCAACGTCGTCGCAGACGTAGACGCCTCGATCGTGGTCGCCGCCGACAGTCTCAAGGTAGGCGTGCTCGCCACCGACGCACAGCACGGCACGCGCGGCGGCGGCACGCTGCACGCCACGGTCACCACGACAACCCCGGGCTTTGCCAGCGCCGCCGACAAAACCAAGCTCGACGGCATCGCTGCCGGCGCCGACGTCACCACCGTCGCGCTCGCGGCTGCGTCGGCACCCGTCAGCGTCAACGGCCAACGCATCACAAATCTAGGCACCCCGACGGCTGCCACCGACGCCGCGACCCGCGCCTACGTCGACGCTGCACCCCCGGTGCTGCACGCGAGCACGCACGCCGACGGCGGCGCCGACGAGCTCAGCGTCGCGGGCCTATCGGGGCTGCTCGCTGACCCGCAGACGGCGGGCGGGCTCAAGACAGCCACCACCACCGTCGCAATCGCTGCCGCCGCTGCGCCCGCCGCAGACACGGCGCTCATGGCCACGAGCTCGACCGCTGCCGCGTGGCGCGTGCCGCCCAGCGCGACAACCGGCGTGCCCGGCTACATGAGCGCCGCCGACAAACTCAAGCTCGACGGCGTCGCGACCTCGGCTGCCGCCGTCGGCAGCGCTGCCGCGTCGCAAGTCACTGTCGCCACCGCAGCCCCGGGCTCAGCCGCGACCGCTGCCCGTAGCGACCACGTGCACAGCGTCGCCACCGCCGCGCCGTCGGCGCTCACCGTCGGCGGCGCCCAGGCCCCCGGCACCTCGACGTCGCTTGCGCGCGCCGACCACGCG